AATGGATAAGCAAGCCGAAGCCGCGCAGAAAGCGGCAGAATATCAAAAGTGGATTACTCGAATTGCCGAGTACGATAAATCTTTTCAGCCATGGGAATGCCGCGCTCAAAAAATCAATGACCGATATCGGGACAATCGCAAATCTTCCGATTCTGGATCACGCTTTAATATCCTGTGGTCAAACGTACAAACTTTAGTTCCCGCCGTTTATTCCAGACTGCCACAGCCGGACGTGTCGCGCAGGTTCCGGGATACTGATCCAGTTGGCCGCGTTGCATCCCTAATCATAGAGCGCTCGCTTGAGTTTGAAATCAGCCATTACAACGATTACCGGGACGCAATGGAGTTATGCGTATCTGATCGGTTCTTAGGTGGTCGCGGTACGGCTTGGGTGCGCTATGAACCGCATTTTATTGCAGCGCAGCAGGGATTGCCGGAAGATGGCGCACAGATCACTGATGATGTGGAGGCGGACAGCCCGGAGGGAATCGAAGCGGAACAGCAAACCGGAGAAGAGCTAGAATACGAGTGCGCCCCTGTTGATTACGTTCATTGGCGCGACTTTGGGCATGTATTGTCTAAAACATGGGATGAAGTCCCGGCCATATGGCGCAAAGTCTACATGACCCGTGAAGCCCTTATTGATCGATTTGGCGATGCCGGGGAAAAAATACCCCTTGATGAGCGCAATAAAGACGATTCGAGCAGTGGCGAGAAAAACACCGAGCGCGAAGAAACCGCACTCATTTACGAAATCTGGGACAAGGATAATAAGCAAGCGCTATGGCTATCAAAAAGTCCCGAGCAGATCATTGAAAAACTGGATGATCCATTGGGCCTTGATGGCTTTTGGCCGTGCCCAAGGCCGCTATACGCCACGATTACCAGCGATAGCCTAATACCAACGCCAGATTTCACCCTTTATCAAGATCAATCAAACCAGCTTGACGAATTGTCAAACCGGGTTGAGGGATTGATTCATGCGCTACGGGTGCGTGGTGTGTACGATCAATCAATCACCGAGCTTAGAACGCTTTTTGCAAATTCGGGCAATAATGATCTGGTTCCGGTCAAGAATTGGAATCAATTTAGCGAAAAGGCAGGGCTTAAAGGATCGATTGATATAGTTGACTTGCAGCCCATCGTGGCAGCGCTTGCGGAGTGCTATAACTCAATGGTCGCGCTCAAACAGCAGATTTTCGAGATTGCCGGGATACCCGACATTATGCGCGGATCAAGCGAGGCATCTGAAACCGCAACCGCACAGGGAATCAAGGCAAATTTTGGAAGTTTGCGCCTAAAGGCCATGCAAGGCCGGGTTTGTGATTACGCTACCGAGCTATTAAAGATCAAGGCCCAGATCATTTGCAAGTTTTTCCAGCCTGATACATTGATTCAAATATCCGGGGCGGATCAATTCTCAGAAGATGACAAGCAATATATCCCGCAAGCGATTGAATTACTCAAAAATGGCAATGCGCGTGATTTCAGAATCGCAATATCGTCTGACTCCATGGTGCAGCTTGACGAGCGGCAAGATAAGGCTGATCGTGTCGAATTCCTGAAGTCGGTCGGCGGGTTCATGCAGCAAGCACTTGCAGCAGCAAAAGAAACGCCGGAACTTGCGCCATTGTTGTTGCAGTTGCTTAAATTCGGCGTAAGGGGATTTAAGGTAGGCAAGACTATCGAAGGGGCTTTTGATAACGCGCTCGATAAGCTTGCAGAAGAAGCCAAGAATCCACAGCCAAAGCCGAACCCTGAAGCCGATAAGGCCCAAATTATGGCGCAAGCCAAGGCGCAGGAAATGCAAGGCAAGATGCAGGCCGAAATGCAGCTAGAGCAAATGCGGATGCAGTTTAGGAAGCAAGAATTGGCTCAGGAACAGCAAATTGCCGAACGCCAAGCACAGCTTAGTGCCGAACTGGAAAAGCACAAGCAAGAAATGCAGGCGGCGGAGAATAAGCACCAGCAACAGCTTGAAGCCGAACGGGAGGCGCAACGAGCGCAAAACGAAATGATGCTTGAACAGATGCGGCTTGAGCGTGAAGGAATGGAAGCTCAGCGAAGCCGGGAATTTGATTTGCTGATTGCAAGACTCGATACGGCGACTAAAATCGAGGTGGCTCAGATTGGCAAAATACCAGATCGACACACCGAAGAAGAAAGCGCTGCGGCATCACCAACGCAATATATTCAAGGCGAATAGGTTATTAAATGCACATTAAATGCTCAAAATGCGGATTTGAATTTAAGAATTGGGGCGCTCGAATAGTTGATTGCTGCGGCATTCCTATGGATTTAATAAGCCATAATGATGCTAAGGAAGTTACCAATTCAAAGCCACAATATTATATTCAGCCGGACATACAGCCTTATCAATCGATGGTTGATGGCACCATGATTACATCCAGATCAAAGCATAGGGAGCATTTAAAGCAGCACGGTTGTATTGAAGTAGGCAACGAAACAAAGTACCTTAAAAAGCACGGAGAATATAAGCCGGAAGGACAAAGACAGGCGATTATCGAATCAATGCGAAAAAAAGGTTTCTTATAATTTGCTATTAGTAATTTTTATGCTAATATGCAGGCTGAATATGTTTAAACGCTGTGAAGCGAAACGGGAAGAGTAAATATTATGAGTGATTCATTGCGCGAAACCCTTGAATCTGGTTTTTCTGAATACTCAGAACCAGATCAAGGACAGCAATCAAGCGAACAATCTCAAGTGGTTGATGCTTCAGCCGTTGCAGATTCACTGCCAGACGATAAGCCTCAAACGCAGCGCGAGCGTGACGAGGTTGGGCGCTTTTCGGCAAAATCAAAAGATCAGGCGCAAGATAAGCCAGCTAGCGCGCCTATTGAAGCATCGCCCCCCGAATCTCTGCAAGCTAATCCAGATGATTCAACTCCAACGGGCCAGCCACTAGATTTAAAATACCCCACGACATGGAAAAAAGAATCAGCAGAATTGCTACGTGAAGTAACTCAGTGGATGCCGCCAAAAAAGGCTAAACAATTAGTTGATTACCTGAATCAGCGCGAATCTGAATTCACGACTGGCGTATCGACCTATCGCGCAGAAGCCATGCAGGCCAAAGAATTAACGGAAGCCATTGCGCCATTCGTCGCAGAGATCGAGCGCAACGGCGCAAAGCCTGCCCAGTGGCTAGCCAATATCGGCAATACCCACTATGCGCTAGTCAACGGAAACCCGAAACAGAAGCTTGAAGCCTTCGCCAAATTGGCCCAAGACTACGGCGTTCCTCTGCATGGCGTGGCCCAAGCCGAGCAGGGGCAGTATGACCCAATTTTAATGCAACAAATGCAGCAAAATGCCTTAATTGAAAATCGGATCACTTCGATGCAAAAATGGCAAGAGCAACAAGATGCAAGGGATGTGCAGCAGAAAATCAATAACTACAGGACAAGCCCAGATTACCCTCATTTCGACGCCGTATCTCAAGAAATGGCGAAAATGATTGAAACCGGATTTGTCTCAAGCATTGAAGAAGCCTACCCCCTTGCAGTGCGTATGCGTCAAGACCTTGCCGGGAACACTCCCGCAACCATTCCGCCATCGCAGCCAATCAATGCAACGCAGCCAGCCCCACAAGCACCTACGCAATCAAAGCAAGCGATTGCAGCAGCAGCACGGGGCGCTGCGATTAGTCCGAAGTCTGGCGCAAGATCATCAAGCGCGCCAGTTGACCCAAAAAATCTCCGTGGTGCGATTGAACATGCAGCCCAAGCGCTTGAACGCGGCAGAATTTAATTATAGGTAATTATTATGGCATTCGCAAATTCGGATATCACAGATATCATTGCAACAACGATTCAAAGCCGCTCGGGGGTACTAGCGGATAATTTGACCAACAACAACGCTTTGTTGATGTGGCTCATGAAAAAGGGCAACGTCCGCACATTTAGCGGCGGTGACGTGATTCGTGAAGAAATCATGTATGACGACAACAGCACGGATAATGCAAACTCATATGTCGGATATGAGGCAATTGGCATCACCCCTGATAGCCCAATTAGCGCAGCGCAATTCACAATCACACAGTATGCCGACTCGGTTACGATGTCGGGCTTGGAAATGCTGCAAAACCGTGGCAAAGAGCAGATCATCGACTTGCTTGAAGGACGTGTGAAAGTGGCC